CGTCAACAACAGCGTAAAGCAGAGTTTCAGAAAGCATATGCCGGGGCTTTTGAGTCTGGAGACAGAAACAAAATGCGCAGTCTTATTTCTGAGTATCCAGAAGAATTTGAAAGCGTTCAGAAAGGGATGGGCTTTATTGATGACGACCAGAGAAATTCTATTGGTCATCTTGCGACTAGTGCTCAAATCGCATCTTCGCTCGGAACTGGGGCATTTGGAAAATTCATAGCAGATAACGAAGATGAAATGCGTCGCTTGGGAATTTCTCCTGAGTCTGTTGCCGAAATGCATGTTAATGATCCACAGGAATTCCAGCGGCTTGCTGGTAGTATGGCACTGTTTTCTCTCGGTCATGAGAAGTACTTCGATATCAAAGATCGAATGGAAGGTCGGGATATTGAGCGTGGCAAGTTGGCAGAGACAATCCGCAGCAATCAGGCTGGAGAGGCGCTTCAGGCGAGAGGGCAGGATATTAGCCGAGCAAATGCGTTAACGTCAGCATATGCACCAACAGCCGCAATGCAGAATTACAATCAGTACGCGCAAATGTTAAAGGCGGATCCAGAGGGGGCAGCGGCATTTGCGGCAGCGGCTGGAATTAATACAAACGCCAAAAAATTAATGAGTGTTAGGGAAAACGATGATGGCACTGTCACAAAATACTACACAGACGGAAGTGAAGAGCAGGGAAAACTAAACCAGCCAATATCTGGAGATGGGTTTCGTCCAATAGCTTTGCCAACAGCCCAAAAGATCATGGAAAAGTCGCCAGAAGGGGCTAAAAAAGCTGCTGGATTTGCATACAGAGTTAGGGATGCTCTTGATTCAATGGATACACTGAAAGGCCAGCTTAGCCCACAGCGAGTGGCGATCATTAATAATGCTTTGGGTAATGGGACGCTGGCTAACTTAACGCTCAGCCCAACAGAGCAGCAATACGTTGTTAATGCTAATGACGCAATAATGGCAATACTCCGTCAGGAAACAGGGGCAGCTATCGTACCTGCTGAAATGTCAAAATATTATCAAATGTATTTCCCTCAGCCTGGCGACTCCACAAAAACCATTGATACCAAGCGCCGGAAGATGGAAAACCAGTTCAATTCGCTGAAAGCTGCTTCTGGTCGAGCTTATGATGCTTTGCGTGTTATTTCAGCAGTTGACAGAGGAACTTCTTCTTCGTCGCAGACATTGCCGCAATCTGAGCAGGTATCACAGCCAGCAGCCAGCAGTAATTTTTCTTCACTATGGGGTGATTAATGGCTAAAGCATGGAAAGATGTTATCGCCTCTCCACAGTATCAGGCGTTAGCACCAGAACAAAAAGTGCAGGCTCAGGAGCAATACTTCAATGAAGTCGTGGCCCCGCAAGCCGGAGAAAGTGTAGAGCAGGCTAAGCAGGCTTTTTATGCTGCCTATCCACTACCATCTACGAATGAAATAGACCGATCCCAATCAGCAACTCAAAATATTCAACATACATCATCTGATAATTCTCTTGCGTCAGGGTATGCAAAGTTAGCTACTCAGCAAAGAGAGGGGCTTGAGCGTTCAGCAGAACAGGGAGCCAGTCTTGGGGCTGCGATGCGCGATGCTATAACAGGCGAAAGCCGAATGACTCCAGAGATGGAGAGACTGCAAAATGTCGCCTCTGCCCCAGAATTGAACTCACTAAGCATGGATGCCCTGAAGGCTGGATGGTCTCAACTTTTCGGCTCTGACGCGTC